ACGAGACTTCACCCGGGGTAGAGGAAATTAAGAACGGGGCGTCAAGTTGCATTTGGATATTGGTCTCATCCATATTGAGAGACTTTTGAACCTCTTCAGGAACATCTGTTCCAAATGCTGCTAAAGTACTACCATTGTAATGGTAATGATTTTGTTTTCCTTTAGCCCTAAACCAGTGTTGGTGTTCTGCTTCTACATCTACACGAGTTCCACCTCCCCAGGTACTTCGGAACGCATCTCCGTTCGGCCTGTTCCAAATCAACCATCGCAGGGCACGAATGATAGCTGTTTTGCCACAATCGGATTGCCCAATAATTACATTGACCCCGGGATGAAACTCAAGCTCTGAGTCCTTGTGGCTTTGGAAATTCTGTATGCGTAGTTTCTGTATCATTTTTCTCTTCGATCATCGTGAACTGGGGGAAGCCATCTGTATACCAGGTATCCCAAGCCGACAATGACCGCTATGAATGTTTCTATATCAGTCATTTCTTCTTTGTGTTTGGTAAATCAGGGATCTTAACTCCGTTTTCATTTTGCCAAAGTATCATTCGGTGGGCTTGTTCCCGAACAAGATCAGCCATCCCCGGATCTCCTCCCAGGCTCCTCATTCGGGAGGCCCAGTCAAGAAGTAGAGACGGTGCCAAAGCATCTTGTCCTCTAAGCAGGAAGACGGGCTCATTCTCCGGGATCTTGTTTTCACTGTCTTGTATTCTTTTGTCGTAATCGTCTCTTGCGTGAATCATCTGTTTGAATTTTTAGTGTTTGTTTCTCCGTCAGGGGGAGCTGGGTCATCAAAATAGGGTGTCGTGTACATTTGTATTTCATATCCAGGAGGAATTTTATCAAACCCTGGAAGTAAAGCCCAGTGATCGAATGTTACATCCCTGAACATTGTTTTATATTGCACAGGCCATCTCCTTTCCCACCATTCAGTAAAATAAGTTTCTTTCAGGTGTTCCCACCAATTCTTTGGAACCAATACTTCTACGGTGTATGTGGTGGGTTGCTGTAAACCAAAAATGTAAGATGTAATACGTACGTCAACCTCATCCGCAAAGGCATCTAAAATATGTTCAAATTCCACTGATGTCTTTGCAAGTGTCGCAGCACCAAAACGTCTGCCTAATCGGACTTTTAAAGACTTGAGAGTATATGTTTCATACCCTTGTATTTTATCAGCTGTCGCTTCCATCATATTTTTTTAGTCATGTCAACTATTGGTGTTTCCAGGGTCACCGACCGCTTAATAGAATTGATGCTTTTGATGCACATTTGTTTCTGTTTGATAGTTTCAGAGACCATCATGATCTCCCCGTTTCTCCCAATCAACAAATAATAAAATTGATGGCGTTTGATTCCTTCTACCTTAGTTTTCCTAATTTCAAATCTCATCGGTTTATAAATTTTAATGTTGGTGAATTGAGCGAAGCCACATGATAAATGGCCAGCGCATCGGCTACGGCCTCATCCCTATATTTGATATTTGTCCACTTTACGCCATAGATTTTGTCCACGGCATCAATAATATCTTGTTTTGAGGGCCCTTTCCTGCCCGTCACAGCCTTTTTACCATCATCCTCACTATACCACTCCACTGGGATATCTAATGTCATTGAGAGCGTTTGTAGAATGCCAATGACCAGGCCAATCATAACAGCGGCACTTGCATTTTGAGAACCGTGAGGGAGTTCAGATACGATAAACACAACTTCATATTCCTTGATTACTTGCATAAGAACCTGGATAATTTCGCTGGCTCTGCGTACTCTGTCATCACCTTTCCTAATTCTAAGCTTCTTCGCGCTGGGTTCCGTTTTGATACAGCCGGTCACCCTAACTCGCCTATCCTGCATAACCACAAACCCCCATGCAGTGAAGCTGGGATCACAGGATAAGATAATTGGGGCGGTGTTATCGTGTCTTGTTCGTCGCATTGAAAAAATCTGTCATTGCTTTATTTGCACCCTTCATTGCAACGAATCCCTTAATAAGGGGGATACCTTGGCACGCGACCTCTTCCAACCACTGAATGTAATTAATAAGGTCTCCATCAATCTCACCAGTCGCTTCCTGTTCAAACTTTTCATCACACTCAGGACACTGACATGCCATGGATATCTCAACCCCTCCATGTTTTATAATATTGCTAATGCTCTCCAAGCCAAGGCCTGTTTCTTTTTGGTATGCTAGATGCAATTCAATTTTTGTCATCGTACTTTCTTTTTGCGTGGTTCTGTAAATTTACTCTCAATTTCCTCCCATAATGAAATTACTTCTTCACGAAGTTCTTTCTCTGAATCACTTTCTTCAATCATCCTGACTGATTTTGTAAGGGATACATCCAGTTTTTCTCCTTTAAAAACATATGTGGTAGCCTTTGAATACTGCTTAATAAATTGCAAATTCTCCCTGATGTCATCTATTCCGTAATCAAATAGGATTGTTACCGGTGCGGTGCGGTGCGGTTTCCAGATGGAAGATTTTGATACTTCAATGTTGATGGTAATCCCTACAACGCGTTCCACATCTTTTCCAGCCACTGTTTTCTTGACTTTCAATTTCTTCACAATTATTGTGCGTAATCGTAAAGAAGAATAAAACCCAATTGCTTCCCCCCCTGGTGATTTGTACTTGGGACCAACGGTGTTCATGGTTTCCCTGATCTGGTTTGAGCAAGCCAAAAGCAGGTTCCGTTGTACTAATATTCTGGCAGTTTTTCTGAGTTCTTCTGAGAATTCTTTGGCTCGACGCATACCCATTTTATCACCATCATCGTTATCCATTTCCAAATTGGTAGATAACGCTGCCAAAGAGTCCGCCAATACACCATTGATAGCGGTGCTTTCAGGTTGCCATTTTCTAACTCCATTGAAAACTTCTGGAATAGTATCGGGGGTCGTGTATTCAATCTTATCGATGTCCATATCAAACATCGCAGCGAACTGCTTATTTAAACGGGCTTCCGGATCATGAAACATAATCTCACCACCGGCACGTTGAATTCCTCCCGCAATCTCACAAAGTAAAACCGTTTTACCAGAACCAGCAGGGCCAAATATCTCTACCAATATCCCACCAGGCAAACCACCCCCATGGACTCGGCCACCGCTAATGGCCAAGTCTAAAAGGGTGGAGCCTGTGGAGATCATAACCTCAGTATTGCCGTCGTAATCACTCACTTTTTTAACAGGTGTTTTTGCCCGTTTTTTTACCTGATCACTCAGGGAATCTTTGGTTCTTTGCATCTTACCCTTCCTCCTCTTCAAGTTTGTCGGCACAAGCATCCCACAGCACGCAATCGTCACACTCGTTGAACTTTTCAGTATCAACACCGAATCTGTGTCCGTGGGGACATTTGTCTTTTTTGGCACCGGCACTCTCCCTGGGCTTCCTCTTTTTACGGGGGGCCTCTTCTTCTGGCTCCTCTACGGGTTCCTCTTCTGGTTCAGGGACGGGGTTTGCACGGGGGGTTCGCTTCTTCCGGGGAGCCTCTTCCTGCTCGCCCAGGTCTTCCGCAGGTTCTTCTCTGGGCCGTCTCTTTTTCCGAGGCGCTTCTTCTTCAGGTTCTTCCTCGGGTTCAGGAGCAAGTTTTGCCCTGGGTTTTCTTTTCCGGGGAACTTCTGGCTCATCTTCTATCACTTCCACCGCGTCGGCCTCATCAACATCGGCCATATCAAAATACAGGGCCTCTAATTCAGCATAGGTGTAATGCTTCATCAGTTCATCCAACTCAGGGACAGTTTCCAAATACTCATCGTCGTACTGATCTGATTTTTTACGGGGAACAATATCGATTTTGGAAACCTCGGCATAGCTGCTTTTCCCAAATTTCTTACTCCGGAACCGGATTTCAAGATGAGACCCAAAATACGGATTTGGGAAATCTTCAAAATCAATGTCAGTGGCAACCTCTTCGTCAAGATATTTGAGGAACAGGTGGTCACTCATGTCAAATACGTGAGGGATTCCCTCTTCGTAATCAACGTCACATTCTGCGGTATCCACCGGAGAAACTATGAACACGGAACGGTCCTTCGGGAAAATTTCCTTCAATTCCTCCCATTCGGCACCTTCTTTTCTGCGTTTTGATCCGTAGTCACAAATGGGGCACCTCTTGCCATAGGTAAGCGGGCAAATGACGGTAATCTCATCTGGACCCACTTTCTTGTGTACTTTGAGAGGGCGCTTCCACCACAAGTTTCCAACAATTGCATCGTCAGGATGTTTTTTGTGGTCCAGGTGATTGGGATCCGTCACGATGTATGGAATGATGTCAAGTACTACTTCAGTACCCCCTTCAGCCTTAAACACGTTCAGATCACTGGGTAGGTTCAAATACCCGTAATTCGTTTTTGTTTTTTCCATGCTTCTGCGAGTCCTGCCGCTGAACATGCCTTTTTTCTGTGTTGCCATTCTTACTTTACTTTTTTAGTTCTTAATGATTTTCCAATTTTACTGTGTAATTCGTTCTGCTTTTTTTCTTTGAGTTCCTTTATATCAGCTAGATCATGAGGAACAGAGGGTCCTGCAAAATATTGTTGCCCGTGTAACCGGACTAGGTTTTCGAGAGCGAGTCTGCGGGTATTACTAATTTCCCACTTTGCAACTTCTGCCATATTCAGTTCATATTGAGCGGCAATCCATTCTTCTTTAGCTTCGATATGATCTTCATGGTCCCTGTAATAGGCTTCAATATTTGGTGCCGTAGGTTTTATGTCCTTGCCAAGACAAGCCACTGGATTTTTGTTTGCATCTTTTAACAACTGAGATCGTATGATTTTTATATTTTCTTCAGCCCTTGTGAAAGTCTCGCGGCATTTGGACCAATGTTTACCATATTTCATGGCTAAACTAGCCTGGTTCAACCATTCCACGTCGAGAGCGGTCTCATCAATTTCCATGTCTTGTTCGTAGTTTATCATTGTAAAAAATTTATGTCAATACTATTTAAAAGTAATTCAAAATCTTCTTGACTAATATATTGTGGTTTAGAAATATAGAGCATGGGGAAGATCCCATTAGTATTTTTGGAATGTCCCCACACGATACCACTTTTAATTCCAAAAAGTTGTTTACGATTTTTATCGAATTCAAAACTGCTGATGTCATCAAATATGCTCATTATCTTTTACTCTAGTGGGTTGTAAACCATTGAAATTTATCAATAAATAATCGCCTCCATTTAGGTATAGTCTCCCACAATAATCTTAATCTCTCGGCTTTTTGATTCATAAATAAACACTCTTTATAATTATCTGCATGGATGTATAGTCCATATTTATCTTGTTCTATCGTGTTCATAATCTAAATTTATTTGAGGCAATGGTTGGACTTGAACCAACGACCGGAAGTGGTTTTACACTCCCTACTCTACCAACTGAGCTACACTGCCAAGAACAGGAGGAGCTTTTGAACACTATAGCCATGGAATTCAACCCGTGCTCCTCCTGGATTTGTCAATCTCGCTGAGTTTACTCTCAGTTCATTCTACCGTACGGACGAATATTATAAGTCACGGGGGCCTGAGTACACAGATACCCCCGACCTTAACTACGCTGCCACCTGGGACAGGGTAGAAGGATTTAATTGTACTACTTTGCCATTTAGGCATATGATATGCACAATACTCCAGCCTCCTAATAGTGTCAAATCCATTTCACCCCCTCATCACGGGTTCAGAGTTAATTTATAGCCTCACTGAATCTAAATTCAATGCCCTTACCAGAGCCGTGGTGGATGGCTTTACAATTGGCGAATTGTAGTGGAGGTGCGGGGAGTCGAACCCCGGTCCAACCAAAAATCGCACTGGTACACATATCATTTCTTCAAAGAACGCTATTGCATATAATAACTACTATTTCAACATCTTCTCCAGCTCTTCAATGGGTTTCCCTTCCAGTTCAGAATCCTGCTTACGCTTGATCAGTTCCAGTACAAATCCCATAACTCCTGTCCTGAAACCAATACCCTGAATAGTTTGCCTGTGGCACACATTTTCAAGAACTGGTTCTGAATTTTTTGATTTAATTTTTTGAAGCCCATATTAACTGTGGTTAAGTTTATACTTTAAAAAAGGGGTGCGGGAAAGAAAGCCACCAAACACAACTCTGAAAAAAGAACCCACACCCCTAATCATCTCCTAATCTCTATAACATTAAACAAAAAATATTTTAAATAAGGTACTAATTTCATATATTTTTTGTTTCTAGCATATCTACCCAAACATATACCCATCCAAGAGGGAGCCACAGAATGGTTTCTGTGTTTTCTAGAAGTAAATAAAAAGAAATGCCAGTATTTGTGATATTTACCATCGTGTCATCCGGCATAAAATATGTATAACTATGCTTATCGTTAAATGTGTCTAGTCTTTTCATGATTATAAATATTTTAATTAGTACTACATTTTTCTTTTCTCAGCCCAGCTTGCGTCAACATCACATATCTCAAAATCAACATCTAACGGAACATTAATCCACTCCCAAGCTTCGGGTAATTTTACTGTTGTAATTTGTCTGACATGCTTAATCAACATAGGCAGCTCCGGGGGATATACATCTAATACGATTGAATCATGTATCTGTCCTATTATCCTGGATCGCCATCCCATAATTTGCAGCATTTTATCCACCTCTATTAAAGACCA